TGACTAGACGACGCACGTTGATGCGGTCTAGAGCAGATGGGCGCTCCTGTAGGGTCTTCTGACCGAATACTACAATGCCGGTGCTTGGGAAGCTGGCAATTGGGTTGATTCGAGCCTCGTAAAGAACGTCGCGCTCCTTGGAGGTTAGTCTGCGTGAGACGCCAGTGACAGGAATACCTGCTGCACCGTCGGAAAGGCCACCTCTGTTGAAGCCTGCTGGAGCAAACCAGATTTGTGATGATCTCTCGGAGCTTGCAAGGACACCCATCATGGCAACTGAAGGTGGAATCCAGAGTGCCTGACCGGTTGGCTCATCAACAGTCTGTACCCAAGGGTAGAATGTCGCACCGTAAGATGAATCAATCTGGCGATCACGTAGGGAATTAGCAGCGGTAGTTGGGTTTGCCACTTGACGACTTGCAAGCGTAGACTTTGTGCTGTAAGAACCCTCTGATGTTGGTAGATAAACATCGGGCAGATCAACTAGAGCTAGAGCATCAGCACGAGCTTCGCAAACATCAACCATGTGGGTTGTTAGTCCAGTGTTGGTTAGACCGGGGACAGCAAGCAAATTCATGTCTATGAATTCTGGATCTGCAACGGTATCGATTGCGCGCCTGTAAGTGTTGTAGGCGTAGTTTGTTAGTTCAGTTCCACCAGTCATGCCACCATTCCAAAGTGGATCGGGCTTGGTAATATCAAAGCCATCAAAACCTCCCCATAGTGGCATGGTAAACTTGTTGTATCCGAGATCGATAAGTCCCTTGTAATCACTTGTCGCTGTTTTACTGGTACCATCAGCACGAGAACCAGAGGCGTAGTAAGCGCCAGTCACATTTGCTACAATATCATCCATAGTAAAAATGTATTCTTGTGCTACCAAGCCCGCACTACTACCGCCCCAACCGGAAGCTAACCAAAGCCTATGGTAATCTCTAGTTGACACATCGCCACGAGTTCCACCAACGGTTCTTGAGGTTTGCATACCGAAGTAGGCATCAGTCTGGTCGGAAAGACCACCATCGGAGGCAGAGTGGCGAAGTCTTACGGCAGGCCATAGTAGTGAGCCGGTGAAGTTACCGGTTGAACCGGAGAGTAAGCCATCAACACCGGCACCGAAATCGCCAGTTGTGTAAATGTAGCTATCGGTTACTGCTGAATCACTAGCAGAACCACTCCAGCTTGTAACAGATGCGAAGTTTGGAGGACCAAAGTAGCCGAACGGAACTAGAGAGTTGGCGTTCTGGATGTTTCCTTCATTAATATCTGAGACGTATACGAATTTAGACTGGTTGGGGTACTCGCCGTATAGTCTTAGCCTTCTTTCAGACTCAACCCAAGAGTAGTATTGGTCACCAATTCTTCTTGAGATGTAGTTTGTTGAGCGTGGATCGAGAGTTAGATTATCGAATCTCTCAAGCACAACAGGGTTAGCATCGGTGTCAGTTAATGAGCGAAGAACAAGCGAGAAAGTACCAAACTCATTTGTCTGAGTGTTAGAGTAGCGAATATTCTCGATTGAAACCTTTACGTTTTTGTGTAGCCACTCGCCGTGACCGCGACCCTTGAGACGGAAAAGCTTGTAAGCCTGTTCGGGCACCCATGAACCAGCAGCGCCAATATCCTGACCGATAACCCAGCCAGTCTGTGCTTCTTGGGTTCCTAATCTCATGGTTGCTGGTGATTCTGTTCCCTTCTTGATTGGGAGAATAACACCGAACATCTTTTGTGATAGAATAGAGTTGCCTGTACCACTACCGGTAAGTGAGCCAACACCAGTCTGTCCTTCGCGTAGTTCCTGCTCAAATGTTTCACCAAGCCAGTAGTTACGTTCTAGTGTATCGTCATAAAAATCTCCACCATTAACGAGTTGTGGGTTGGTGTTGAATACCTTGCGAACGAATCTCTGATCAGAATCATCGAAGTTGAATGCAAACTTTTCATCAGTATCAGTTTTTGCTTTTGAGCCCTTAACAGTAGCGGTAAATAGACCATTTGCATCAGACTCGATAACCATACCGATGCCTTCTGCCTTGACTGTGCTGTTGGCGAGGGAACCGGAAAGACGAATCTGGCTGTCCTCGTCCATGTACCAGACAGCACCAAGCATCGCTGAACCGAGATCATCTGTGCTTGAGCCGCCAGTATCGGCAGTATCGTTGGAGCTTGATGGGAATACCCAGAGTCCGTAAGCGCCGCCGTTATCGGTTAGTGTGCCTGCGCCAGCGGTAGCAGTTCCAACTAATGATACAGTTGTCTGTGTTGAGCCTGTAACAATATCGTGATCGGCATGGTTTAAACCGACTCTTGAGCGAATAACGATACCGTCTTCCGCAGAACTACTAAGACAATCGTAATTAGCCATGGAGCCAAAGAGGGTAACCATGTCAGAAATTTGTGTTGCGAGACTCGCGGCGTCTGCTTTTAGTTCAGCAGTCTGTGGGGTTCCTGCGGTAAATGAAGTCTCGCTAGTTGCACCATTAGTAAAGGTAACCAAAAAGGTCTCCCCACTTGCAGTCAAAGCTATTGTTTGTGTAGTGCTAGCTAAAGCATCGTGTCTACTTAATACTAACTTAGCAAATGTCTGTGCATCTGGGCTCTCAGTGGTCTGCCAACCAGCCTTTCCGGCATCGGTAGCGTTATCGTTCTGGGAACCCAAAAGGCGCATGTAAGTTACGGGAGCAACAGAGGCGTTTAGGAAAGCCTTGGCCGCGTAAGTGCCATACATTGGTGACTGGTAGTTGCCATCGCGGTAAATGTCGCCACCAGCGTTACCGGGAACTGTATCTCCATACATGGTTAGGAAGTCAGAATATGACTCCAACTTCACAGGTTGCATCGCGAGACCTCTTACAGAGCGTCCAATCACTACTGGACCAATTGTATCGGGTCTGCGGGGGCGGAATGAGTTATCAATTTCGTTGATAAACACACCGGGAGACACAAATTTAAAACTTTTTACGGGCATTAGTTATTCCTCACTTTTTAAGTAATATGCTGAAAAGCATTATCAATCATAGTTTAAATAGTAAGGTTCAAACCCAAAACACTTCAGGATGTCATTAGTCCATAAAAAAGTTATCGTTGCCTGCTGGGACTACTGTTTCTCTCGGGAAAGCAACCTCTACTATACTTTCTTCTTTGACAACGATAGGTCTGTCGTCGCTGTTGCCTTCACCTATAAGATAGCCTAATACCTTGATGTTTACTTCGCTGGTGAATTGTCTTTCGTCTTCACCTAGATTGGCGACATTATTGGACTGGTTGAAACCTTGGTCGATAAATGCTTCATAGAGATGTCCGTTTCTACGCATTACAAATGAATTTATTTGTCCTGTTCTCGTCATGAAGGGCTGAGTAAGATCGTTCATTTGCTGTTGGTATTCTGTCTTAACTATGATCTTGTAGTCGAGATTGACATAAATAGGGATAGGAATTGAAAGGGTTTCAATAACGACCTTCTTGTTCTCTCTCGGGAAGAATTTCTGCCTATCTCCTGATGTGTTTGTGCGGGTGTTGCCAACAACTGCAAAGTTGCGGGTCTTGTCCTGCTTGATTCGTTTGGCGATAGTCATACGACCTACTCTGCCGTTGCGTTTATTCGAGAAGATGTGGGCTTGAAAGCCGCCCTTGTTGGTTGGGTCTTTGGTAATACCAGTTCTCTCAACTGTAATTGCGGGTAAGATAATCGCACCAGAGTTGTTGTTGTTTGGATCTCGAAGGTCTCTGTTGTTCTTGATTTGGAACGCGCGCTCGGGTGTTTGCCAAAGAACAGGAACACGCTTGTAGCCTTCGTTGGTTAGCGTTGTTAGATCAAGGTCTTCTTTGATCCAAGACATCATCGCATAATCGATGTCTTCAATTCGAGAAGCAAGCATCCCTATCTCTTGTAGGGTAAATTCCTTCTGATCTTCTGGGAGTTGTGCGAAATCAAAATTATCAGGTAGCATCGAATAGTCCCTTGCGTGCCCTCTTACATAGAGCAGACACTTCAAATGTTTGGTTTACTTGACCGAATAGTTTTCTTTGTGTTGAGAGTTTCATAATCTCGTAGTAGAGATCTCCATAGAGAACAAAGTCTCCCTCTCTTACAAAAACGTCTTGGTCTTCTGTTAGTCTGCGTTTATGGAAGTGGACGGTAATTTGTGAAACGTTATCTACTCCTACTGAATCTAGGTAGGTTGTGTCTTCGTTATCAAACTTAACGAGTGCGTAGATTCTTACGGGTGGTAGGAATGTTTTTTCTATTGCCTCGCCATAAAGCTCGTGGAAGTTTGTTGTTTCGAGATCAATAGGATAATAAAGGATCTGTTGTCCGATTACCTTTTCTACAAGT